TTAGGTTTAAAATTATTTTCAACACAGTACCACTTGCCTTGTTTAGAAACTAAAATATCAATGTTAATCCATTCTTCATCTTTGTTTTCTAATTTCTTTTTGTACCAATTCGTAAATTGATCTTTCTTTATTGATAGCTGACATTTAACAAAATCAACTTTGCCTTCTTTTGGATATAATCCTTCAACTAATTTTTTTTCTTCGCTCATATATCTCCTAGTTTCTTTTTCTTCTGGCTAGTATTTGGTTGCTCTAACGCATCTAAATCATCTTGTTCTCCGGTACTTAACTGGAACAGAGAACGCATAAATTGTTTTAACGCATATGATTGGGCAGTACCCATTGCTGTTCCATTACCAAATGGCACGACAATATGTTTAGTTGTTGGAAAATCCCAAGTATCTCCGTCTTTGTGTACTAAGATATATTGATAAACAACTGTTAAGTTTTTTCCAGATGGACTAATCTCACTTGATTGTTCATGTGGTACAATTATTAATCCTGCGTCAGCACAAACAGGATGTACTTGTTTTAAAAAACCATCAATGCTCGTGTAAGTATAATTTTGAAAATCATTTTTAGCATCATGTTCTAATGGCTTTTGTAATTTAAGCATTATTTCATTAATTGCTGTGGCTATACTTTTAGGCATAGGATTTATTGCTTGTTCCATAATATTTGCCATTTTAATTTGTGCTTTTTTTACTTCTTCATCTGATACTTCATAATTTGACATTATTTTTTTCCTTTCAATATTTTGTTAAGGTCTTTATCTAAATCGAATGCTTTTCTAAGAAGTGTAAATTGCTTTAGACCAACAGCAAGATCATCTTTAAAAAATTTCTTTATTTCAGTTTCATCATCATCTTTAGGAAATCTGACAATAACTGCTCTATCTATTTCTATGCCATCATTTTCTTTTATTAGTGCTGCATAGCAAGATAATTGAATTAGCATATCTGAATAAACTGCTTTGGAAGTTTTAAAATCGACTAAGATATACTTACCATCCTTCTTTACTAAAAGATCTGGACAGCCACCAACATTTAATTTTTTGCTAGTATATTTTTTCTCAGTCCAAATTACTTCGCAATCTAAACTATCCCACCATTCTATGAATTGTTCAAAACAATGAATGGCAGTAGGATCATCTGGTAATTCATATTCTTTTTTTAATATATAAAGTTCAGCTAAATCGTGTAGAGCAGTTCCAGTATCTCCTGCTTTTTTTAATTCATCAAAATAATTTAATCCTTGTAAACCTAATTGGTTAGACCAAATAATTAATCCAGTAGCATTTTTAAAGCGACTAATTATGGTTGTTACACTTGGTAACTTTTTTCCTTGTAATTCGTATTTACCTGTTGGCATTTATTTCTATTAAGTGTTCATCAGCTTCCCAACTGACTTTTATAAATTTTTTATTGTTCTTGTAGATTATGCAAGGTGCAGATTTATTTAAAACGAAAGGAGGAAAATAGAAATCCACACCAAGCATTTTTTTTATAAAATTAAACAGGGAGAGGGATCTCCATGATAATTCCATAAAAGCAGTACAGCATGATAATTGCCCACAATGTCACAAAAGCAATTCCATACCAAAATTGTTTACCCCTTAACATTTGTCCTCAACAGACTTCATGTGAACTGTAAGCAATTTAGATTGTAACCTCGTATAAGTATGAGGTTGAACTTTTTTTAAAACAGTTGTCGGTTTCCTTAACAACAGTTTATAAATAATTTTGAAAGGGTTAAACATACAACAACCTTTTCTCTGGTTTAATGGTGGCACTTGCTCAACCAAATGCCACCTAGCCAGTTATTATTCATCACATAAGGAGCAACTTATGTAATAATAGGTTATTTAATGAAAGTTTTGGAAATTGTCAAACAATATTGACAATGTAAAGTTATATAGAGATTTGTTCGATTTTATAATCTTCGTCAAATAGAGTAGATGTAGTTATTCGTGGATAAATTGCGTTAAATTCACAATCTTTAATTAATGCGTACTCATTAACCCACATATCTTTATAAGAAACCATTCTGCCGCTTTCATTAAATTTTAAATCGTCTCTGTTTATGTGTTTGCTTTTCCACCATTGAAACACGCAAGAGCCATCTTTATTAAATTCTAATACTTGACCATAATAAAACATATTGTTTGCTTTTCTTTGAACAAAACTGTCAACATTAATTAATCTATCTCTATATTTTTTATCGTTAACCCAATTTTTATGATCAAAGTCTATCAGAGAAAAAGCAGGAATTTCATTTCCACCATGTGCATCCCAATAAAAAGCCTTTTGAGTTGGTTTTAAATAAGCACTATTTAAAAAATAAATAACTTCTATTGGCTCATCATAATTTCTAGGTACGAAGTGACATTTGTCATAATCGTATTTCTCGATAATTTCTGTTTTAACAATATTATCACTAATAATTTGATTCATTTTAATTTCTAAAACTCTTGCAAATTCTTGTAATTGCCAAAACTTTGCATCCGTATCAGATTTTAAAATTGAATAAATAGTTTGATGAGACATTTTACCATAACCAAGAGGTGCATCAGCAGTAAGTAAAGCTATTGATCTTGCAGTATGACCTTTTTCTTTTATTAAAGAATTTAGATTATCTAAATATTTTTTGTGGTCTAATAACTTCATTTGCATACTTTATCTCCTTTTTGCAAAATATGTCAATTTATTTCCAATTAATGTAAGTTTTTACACAAGTCAAATAAATTTGACAAATTATTAATAAAAAACTATTTGTCAAAATATGGAAATAAAGTGCAAATTATGTGATAAAATTGTTATTTTAGACCAAAACCTAACTACACCACAGTTAAAAGCACAAAAATTTATACAAAACTTTTTTAAAAAAAATAATAAAACTCCATCGTTTAGAGAAATACAAAAGGGTTTAGGCTACAAAACACCTAGTGCAGCTAGTCAGTTAGTTGATGCTTTAGTAGATAAACAATATCTAGCAAAACGAGAATATCGTTCTCGTTCATTAATTATTTTAAAAGAAGTACCTTGTGCTTAAACATTTAGATTTATGTTCTGGCATTGGTGGTTTTGCATTAGGTTTACAATCAACAAATTATTTTAAGACAATTGGTTTTGTAGAGATTGATAAATTTTGTCAAAAAGTTTTAACAAAACAATTTCCAAATATACCAATTTATGAAGATATTAAAAATTTTAAACCAAAAGAACACAATTTACAGCCAGATATTTTAACAGCAGGTTTTCCATGCCAACCATTTTCAGTAGCAGGAAAACAAAAAGGAAAAGATGACAATAGAAATCTCTGGAAAGAAACTTTTAGAATTATCAAAGAGTCAAGACCAACTTGGTTTATTGGAGAGAACGTTAGTGGAATTGTTAAACTCTATCTCGACACCATACTTGAGGACTTGGAAAGCGAAGGCTACACCACAAGGTGCTTTAATATTTCAGCTTCGAGCATCGGTGCAAAACATCAAAGACAAAGAATATGGATTGTTTCCTACTCCAAGAGCATCTGGTCAAGAAAATCCAAAAAGTTTAATCAAGAGAAAAGGATTGCGAAAAGCAATGCAACACAATTTAACAGCAGCAGTTCAAATGATGCCAACTCCAACAGTCGGATGCGAGGAGGGAGGGGAACAATCGGATCGAGTGGAATTGACCGAGAGAGGGAGTTTTCTACTACGCAAGAAAAATCCGAATGCGAAGTACAAAACCTTTGGAGCAAAACTATCGGATGCGATGTTGTTTCTGGAGAAACCGAAAACTGGTGGGAAGCTGAGTCCAAACTTCGTGGAATACCTAATGGCATTTCCTATGGACTGGACAAAGATAGAGTAAACAGAATTAAAGCACTTGGTAATGCAATAGTACCATTAATTCCATACTACATTGGACTAGCAATAAAGGAAAGCTATGAGTGAAGAGATAAAATTTCCTTACATTGATTTTTACTATGCAGACTGGAGATCTGGTTGTGCAGGAATGACTGCTCAACAAGAAGGATTATACTCCAGGTTGTTTTGTCATTTAGGATTAGCAAATGGAAAAGGTCTGCCAAATGATTTTAATTTTATCTTTAGAATGGTGTGTGATCCAACAGATAATTTAGCAATAATGGAACAACAAAAAGAGGATCTGATGTGGGTTATAACGCATAAACTTGCATTGGTTGATGGTCGTTACCACCAATTAGTACAGAAAAAAAGACGTGAAGATAAGATTGATATTGCTCGTATTCGGCAAGAAACAGGGAAAAAAGGTGGTCTAGCAAAAGCCAAGCAAACATCTAGCAAAGACTCTGTATCTGTATCTATATATAATAATATATGGGAGCAGTTATTAATCAAACGAGGATCTAAAAGTGAAGGTCTAAAATTTTGGTTACGAAAAGCAAAAGACGTTCAACCAGATACATTAATTGAAAAATATAATGCTCTTTGCAGACAAGCTGATGATCCTAAGTTTATTCCACATTTTGCTACATGGTTAAACCATGAGAGGTGGGAAGAAGAATTACCAGTAAAAAAAGAAACAGATAATTTTGGAGTACCACAAAAGAAATCACATAAAGATTATGTTGGTTTTGTAAAAAAAGGAATTCGTAGCACATCAATATCTGATGACATGGTACGTCAAATGCGAACAGAAAATTTAATAACAGAGGAAGAATTTAAACGATGGTAAAGTGTTCTCAATGTCAGCAAAATGCTCATGTTTTGCAATATAAAAAATATTATTGTGCTAGCTGCTACTTAAAAATATTAAAAAATGACCAAAAGAAAAAATAAAATTAAAGCACCATCTGACTTTGGAGTACAAGAGTTAGTTAAAACAGAGGATGGATTAATCAGAAAAGTTGATGGCTCTAAACTTCGTATTGTATTTGCTTTAGATGGTAGACGATTAGAACATGAACATAAATCAGTATTAGAAAACTACTATGCCAGGAATTTACTTGATATAACTAATTCAGAGAACAACAGTAGAAGATATTGGGCAGGATATAAGTTTGACCAAATATCAGAGAATGCAGGAATACGACAAAGAGTTACTGCTAGTTTAAAAGAAAACTTAGGACAAGGCAGCAAGGAACATTCTGTCGTTAGTAGCATAGACAGTTATTCAGAGTTTCATTTTATCATTAAAGAGTTGGGTAATCATTGGCACATAATATGGCAAGTAATCGTAGAGAATAAACCGGCTAAGAAACAAATGGATAAATTAAGAGAAGCATTAGATAGGTTGGTTGAATACTTTAAAATGTAGTTCTGTATTTGTATCTATTAACAAATGGTTAGTAAATCATTAGAAACATACATAATCACATAAATTACGACAACAATTATAGCCATCTGCAAGGTGGCTTTTTTTTATATGAACGAACAGCGACTTTGGATTGCTTGTTTAGTTCAAGGATTAACGGATGCTTGTAATAAATTTCTCTGGCAAAGTAGACTAAACAGTAAGTATTACCAAGAAGCTCTTGATTGGGTTGGTGGTAAAGACTTCAAGTTAGTATGTTCCTTCGCAGGATTAGAGCCAGAGGATGTTATCCAAGCATACAACAATATTAACAAGCATAAGCATTATTTGACTGTGGAGGACATAAGGTATTTATTAAATGAAACTTTTAGCAGACGATCTGTTTTGTAGTGTGTTCATGGTTAAAAATCCGGAAACTGAACAATCAGAAATAATTATTAGATACTACAACTTTGCATCGGAGCAAGAAGCTATGGACTTTGCACAAACAATGAAATCAGAGTCTACTGATGGCGATATCATTCATCCGAAGAACGAAATAACAATACACTAATGACAGTACCAGTTAAACAAACCAAAGTAGGTAGACCAAGTAAATACAGCAAGACTTTATGTCGTGAAGTATTAATACTCCTGGAACAAGGCATGGGAATAAAGAATGCCACGAAACAATGTGGGATTAGTTACAATGTCTGGAGACAATGGATGGACAAGGATGATAAGCTAAGAGATTTATATTACAAAGCTAAAGAGTCTGGAATAGAGATGCTGATTAGTAATCTTGATGAACGTATCGAGGATGCTCTCGGCGATAAGAATATTCCAATGTCTAAGGTTAAACTATTAGAAGTCTATGCCAAGAACGTACAATGGCAAGCAGGTAAACTATCTGCTAAGAGATATGGTACA